TCAATCACTGGTTTTTCTTGTATGACTGGTTTTTCTTCAATCACTGGTTTTTCTTCTATTACCAGTTTTTCTTCTATTACCAGTTTTTCTTCTATTACTGGTTTTTCTTGTATAATATTATTTAAACTATTATTACTTTTAACATTTCTTAAAATTCTTTTTACAATGGACTGTTTTTCATTCTCTTTCTTTTTTAATGATTTCATTATAATTTGACTTTTTTGTATGACTGATTTTTCCTGTATGACTGATTTTTCTTGTTTGACTAGTTTTTCTTGTGTAATATCATTTAATCTATCATCACTTTTAAAATTTCTTAAAATTTTCTTTACACTAGACTGTTTTTCATTGTCTTTCTTTTTTAATGATTTCATGATAGATGATAATTTATTTTCCATAAACAATAATAATATATAACCACATATTTAATTATAAAAAAAAACCAATTCAATTAATTTAAATTATATATAAATAAATAAATGCATTATATATAATGATTTTATGGTTTTTAATAATTCTACAATTTATAATTATTACTTCTAAACGTATTAATACAAAACCTAGTGTTTCACATTATAAAAATAATTTACCACTATTCTGGAAAATAGCTAAAAAAGATAAAATTACCTATAAACCACAAAGATTTATATTTAATGAATTTCCAATAACTATGTATCGTGATTATGATGAAAATATTATTGCAACAAGTGATATATGTATGCATAGAGGAGCTTCTTTATCTCAAGGTAAATTACTAAATAATAATTGTATACAATGTCCATATCATGGTTGGGAATATAAAAATGGTCTTGTTGAAACAATACCAGGATTACCTGATACTAAAAAAAATGCATTTGGTATACCTCAATTCAAAGCAGAAATAATAAATGATGATGTTTACTTATGTCCATCATATGATATTAATAGTAATAGAGGTAATTTATTTAATCATACTATTTATGTACCACCTGAAGCAAATAATAGTGATTTTGCAAGAATATCAGGAGTTAGATGGTTAAAAAGGCCTCATAATTTAGTCACTGAAAATGTTCTTGACATGATGCATATTAGTTATGTTCATTCATTTGGAAATTCATTAGCACCGGTTCCTTTTAAAATAGACTATGAAGATTTAGATGAATTATCAGGAAGAACAACATTTCATTATACTGCTGGTCCAACAAGCATGTCACGACTAATCGGTGGTGCAAATTATGTACAAGTTGAAAATGAATTTCATTTACCAGACGTAACAGTAACACGTGTTAAAGCCAATGATATTACAAAAACAATTATAACACATTGTTATCCAATTGGTAAAAATGAATCCATTTTACATTATGACTTATATCGTAATTTTCTTACAATTCCATTGTTAGACCCGTTATTTGAATACCAAATGAAAGTAACGTTAGATGAAGATGTGAAAATATTAAATCAGATTTATGATAAATATATGCTTGGATTTATGAGTAATAAGTTTGATATAACACAAATGAAATACAGAGATAAAAGCAAAAAAATAAAGAAAAAGTTTGATGAAGAAGAACAAAAAAAATAATTAAAAAACAATATTAAAAATAAAAATGTACACTTTAATATATGTTATTACAATTAATAATTATATTAAATTGTTTATCAAGTATAGAAGGATACGGATGGGTTCCATTATTGGATTTAAAACGATATAATACTAAAAAACCAAGTGAAATAAAAATTCTAGATAAAAATCTTGTAATATGGGAAAAAAATAATGAAATTATTGTTCAAGATAATGCATGTTTACATAGAGGAGGTCCATTATCAGAAGGATATATAGATGAAGAATCCAAAAATTTACGTTGTTCCTATCATGGATGGGAATTCAACAATGACGGAAGTATTTTATCTATTCCACAACAAAGTAATAATTGTAAAACATGTAAACTAAAACAAAAAACATATGACACATATAAAAACTGTCATATATTATGGATAAATTTAAATAATACTTACTGTGAATTTCCAGAACACATAAAGAAAAACAATCAAAATATTTCTAGTGATATTTTTGTTGCAGAACTCCCTTACAGTATGAATATTTTACTAGAAAATTTATTTGACCCATCACATGTACCCTTTGCACATCATAAATTACAATCTACAAGAGACCTTGCAAGCACTGTTAATTCTTCACTAACAAGTATGAATTCCAGTGAATTAAATATTTATTTTGAAGATAATACATTAAAAAATAATCAATATAGAAATGGAACTATGTCTTTTTATTCGCCATGTCATTATGTACTTTATTCAATATACCCAGAATCTTATTTAAAGCGATTACATATTTATGCTGTTCCTATTTTACCATTTAAAACTCGTATTTTTGTACAATACGAATATAAAGAAGGAACATTTAAAACAATTTATTCTAATTTACCATCATGGTTTAAACATCTAGTCACTCATACATTTTTTGATAGTGATTCTATGTTATTATATAAACAAGAACAGATGCTAAGAAGAAAAAAGAAATTAAAAGATTGTGTAACTACTTATAAAACTCCAACCACAAGCGACCATAGTATTCGCTCTTTTCATAAATGGAAAAAAACGTACCCTCAAGTATGGTCTAATATTGTAAATTTGTATGAAAATGAAACACTTGAGTTATCGAGAGAACAAGTATTTGATAGATATAACGATCATACAAGATATTGCACTCACTGTATGGGAGCTTTAAATAATCTTCAAGTCATACAGAAAACTATTCCTGTATTATTATTCCTTCATAGTATTTATAACAATAATATTTATGAAAGCAGTATTGCTATAATTATTTATTATTTTATTGAAAAACTAAAATCATATTTTATTTTTCGTGATTATGTTCACAATGAAGTTTAAAATAATTTTCCATAATTAGGTATATAATCTAAAATATGATTACTTAAATCATCTGGCATATTCTTATTATTCATTATTAGTGTATATAAGTCTAATAAGTCTTTTGATATAACACTTGCATACTGATCATTATGAACTATCAATTTATCTCTATTATTTGTTTCAATTAAAATATTTTCGGGTTTACTTAATAAATAATCTCTATTAATCAAACTATTATAGTTAAAATCTAAAAATTTACAAACAAAAAGATCTGGTAACATTGATGTATTGCTAACAATGTAAATATATTTATTTATATAGTTACTAAAATTTTTATCTACATATTCGTGATGTAATTGAAATAATTCAGGTTGTATATTATTTTCTACTATCATATTGTATAATAAATGAAAGTATACTTAAATCTATTTTAAAATTTTAATTTATAAAAATATAATACAATAGCAATTAAATACGTCGCTAAAAGTAAATGAAAATTATAAAATTTCTTATCTGAATAATAATAATCAATTTCTTTTTGTAAAATTACTACTCCAATTAAAGAACAAATAACAGAAAGAAATATTAATATTTTATTTTTTTTCAATAACTGTGAAAATAATTTACCCAGTGTAAATGTTTTAAAATAACTAACACTATAGCTAAAATATATAGCTATAATTGAAAATAAAACAATAAATACTTGACTAAATATTAAATTAATATCATAAAATCTTTTTAAGGGTAAAGATACCATTAATCCAGTTTCAGGAATAGGAGTAATTAAATTTAAAATACACCATATTAAAAACGCACGTTTTATTCCGTATTTACTAGTGAATATAATAAATGTAATAAACAAAAATATAAGAAATATATTAACTAATATATCAAATAAACATTCTTGTATTTGTTTTTTATTTTTAATTTTATCTTGTACGTCTAATTGGTAATTAATAGTTATAAAAGATAAGATAATTATAGATAAGAATACTAAATCTAAAAAATATATAAAATATGGATCTTTCATATATTATATATATTTATTTTCTTTTTCCATTTTTTCAATGGTACTTTCCAGAGAAAATTCACCTAAATTTTTATTTTTACTTCTTATTGTTAATGATTGATTATTTACTTCATTTTCACCAATAATAAATATATAATTAAAACATATTTTTTCTGCAGTTCTTATTTTCTTATTTAAAGTATTAGAAGTGTCATCTACATAAACATCATACTCTTTAAATATTTCTTCAATTTCTTTCGCTCTTTCCAAATACTTTAAGGCTACAGGTATAATGCAAATTTGTCTTGGTGAAATCCAAAATGGTAATTTACCATTTGTATGTTCTAATAATATAGCAATAAATCTTTCAAATGAACCAAATATTGCTCTATGTATTAACACTGGTCTTTCATGACCTTCGTTTTCACTTACATATTTCAAATCAAAGCGTTCAGGCAAATTAAAATCAAGTTGTATCGTTCCACATTGATGTTCTCTTTTAAGAGAATCTTTTATTTTTACATCAATTTTAGGTCCATAAAATGCTCCATCTCCTTCATTTATTTTCCAATTCTTAAAAACTTGAATATTATTTTTTAATATTGCTTCTGCTCTATTCCAATTTTCTAATTCACCAATGTATTTTTCAGGTCTAGTAGACAATTCTACCTCAAATTCAAATCCAAATGAAGTATAAATTTTATCCAAAAAACTTAAGAAATCTTTTATTTCTTTATCTACTTGATGAAGCATGCAAAAAATATGAGCATCATCTTGTTGAAATCTTCTAACTCTTGTCAATCCAGTTAATGTACCAGATAATTCATTTCTATGCAATACACCAAAATCTGCCCATCGTATAGGCAATTCTTTATAAGATGGTACTATATGTTTAAACATCATACAATGTCCTGGACAATTCATTGGCTTTAAACTATATTCATCATTCTCATCTTCTGTATCAATACTTTTATTATTAATAATAAACATATTTTCTTTATATTTATCCCAATGACCTGATTGTTCCCACAATTTTTTATTATATAAATTTGGTGTAATTACTTCTTTGTATCCGAGTTCGTCATAATTTTTTCTCAAATAACTCATTAACTTATAATATAATTTAGCTCCATGTGGTAAAAAGAAACAACTACCTGGACTAATTTCATCAAAGAAAAATAATTTCAGATTATTTCCGATATCTCGATGATTTATTTCTGTCATTTTTATAATTATAAATCTTTTTTTTTAATATAATTTTCTACTTTAATGTAATAATGAAAAATTTACCATATGAATTAAAAGAACATATATTTTCCTTTATTCCTATACATAATTGTAATAATTGCTACCAAAAAATAATATCTATAAATAAATCATGTTATTGTTCTTATATTTGCAGTGTTAATCATCATGTCATCATTTTAACAAGAATAAGTCAAATATTCTTTTTTTATATGATTTTAAATATACAGGTATTACTATTTCTCATTATAAATTGGATAGTAATAGGAGGTAATATTTTTATAATATATAAAATATTAAATTATATTTTTTGTAATTTTATAATTAATGAACAATGTTGTACAATATATTAAAAAATTGATTTATACAATCTTAATATAAATAATAATAAAAAATTACAATGCTAAGACTAATATTAACAGCCTTTCTAGCCCTTCCAGTACAAAGATTTCAAGTTGCAAATAATGATTTTGTTGATTATTTAACAACTTTGACACCTTTGTTATTATTAATTCCAACAATGTCTAGACATAACGAAATCTGTAAAACAGATGATGATTGTCCATTAATTATGCGATGTTGTGAAGTAGGACAAGATAAATATTGTTGTACTCCTAATAACTTTGTAAAAATGAGTTATGCTTTCCAAAATCATGAAATTCAACATCATAAAAATCAAAAAGAAAATGAAAATATAGATTAAAATAACAAATTAACGTGCTCTCTGTCGCATTTTGCGACGTAAACGCCTCATTCTTCTCATTCTTTTTTTACGCCATTTTGCTCTCATTCCTCCTTTTAGTTCTAACATAATATCAATACAATCATTTTCTTCTAATTGACTATCTAGTTCTCCCATTTGTAAAATTTTACTATTGCAAGTCAAATATGAACAACACATAGGCAAAAAAGTTATATCCTCTATTTTTTCTTTTAAATCATTTAATGTCCATCCCTCTTCTGTAATAATTGATTTTATATTTTCATTATCTCGAATATATATATGCATTTATATAATATGTACATATTTTTTTAAATTATATGTATATATTATGATTAATATTTATGTTGGTTCACAGCATGGTAATGCCGAAGGAATTGCACATGAAATATACGGAAGACTGAAAGAAATAAATGAAAATCTTGAAATAAGTATTTATCCTTTAAATAAATTATTAGAACATATAGACCCTAAAAAAGTTATTATTATTTGTTCAACAACAGGAAATGCTGATATTCCAGATAATGCATCCAAATTCTGGCTTAAAATTAAAAAACGAACTTTAGAAAAGAATTATTATGAAAATATGAGTTATTTAATATTAGGTCTTGGTGATACAAATTATTCAGTTTTTTGCGCTGCTGCTAAAAAAATATCTAAGCGATTAAAAGAATTAAGTGCTTGTGAATTAAATCCATTAATTACTATGGATGATGAAGTAAATGACTATGACGAGAAATTAGATATTTTTATGGAAATAATTAAAGAACATTTTGATGTGTTTTCTCATAATAAAAATCAATAACTGATTTTATAATTTGTTCTTCTTTTTCTTTATTGAAAAATTGTAATGCATATGCTTTTGACATAAATGCAATATATTCACATTTTTCTTGATTGTTATTACACCAGTCAATTATTTTTTCCAAATCACTAAAATCATTTTTCAAGGGTACATAATGAATATATGGTATTAATTTACTTTCCAATTTCCATGTTTCCACATATGGTATTGGCATTAATGGGACAGAATTAGATAACATTATCCAACATAAATTTGTGGCAAAATCGTTACCTTCCACACTTAAAATATATTTATATTGAAGTTGTTCTTTCGTTGATATAAATGAACGAATATGTTTTTCTGCTTCTTTAATATAGTTTTCATTTATACCTTCTTTGTACTTAACACACGATAATCCAATATTAAATTTATCATGATTACTAAATTTACTTACTAAATCTTTTCTACTTGCTCTCTCTTTTTTTATTGTAAAATAATCACCTGAATTTATTCCTCGCCATACACAATTATTTTCTTTCTCATGAAATGAAATATCATCATTTAAAATATGTGCATAAAAAGAAGGAATATATAATTTTTCTAATGGTAATAATACACTCATCTGTGGAATTTTTAAACGTCTTGATTTAGTAAATGTTGGTAATGGTTGTGACCAATTTATATCATATGGATTCATATTACATTCTGTAATATCATAATTTGACAATTTAAAATATTCCCATAAATTTTTATAATGTTGATAAATCCATTTAGATTTATTTTCATCATTATTTAAATATTTATTAAAATAGTCTTTTGTTTTATAATATTTATGATTTAAATCAAATTGAAAATCTTTTTTCAATGAAAATAATCCTTGAGTATATATTTTTTTCCTTTCTAAATCAGATATATGATAAAAATTAAATTTATTATTTAAAATATACATTTTTGCATTATTAAAATAAACAATATTTTTTATACAATCTTCTATAGAATTATTTCTATAATATACGATATTATTGTAAATAACAAAAACAAAAATTGTATTCTTTTTACAAGTTTCAATACATCTTTCAATAGAAATAAAATTTTCAATTATAAAATTTCTTTTTCGAAAACAATCTAAATCATCTAATATAATTAACTTATCCATTAATTATATTAATTATTTTTTTTTAATATATATTCAGTGTAAAATTTACTTTTTGTAATTCCTAAATCCCATCCATACACATGATTAATTAATAATAGTAAAAATACAACAAATATTAGATCTATAATAATTGAATTAAAAGAGAATTTTTTCATTGTATATATTTCATAAATATTTAATTTTTTAATCATGTGGTCTATATTTTCTATAATCCATAATGCCACCTGTATAATCTTGTACATTTACAAATCCTTTTTTCATGATTTCATGAACTGCTTTTTCAGATGCATCACATTTATCATGTGCACAATACATTAAAATAGGTAATTCATATATTTCCATTTTTCTATTTTTGATATAAGTATATAATTTTGGATAATGTAATTTTACAACATCATGTAACCAATTAACTAATTCATTGTGAGACATTTTTTTTATCATAGCTTCATTTAAATTATAAGAATTTGGAATATGGTCTTTTGCATAATATTCACAAGGTAATGCATTTAAAATTATAAATAATCCAGAACTAATTAATGGAATGGATTGTTTAAAATTTAATTTACAAACTACGATTTTGGTATATATTTGTTTCAACCAACTATTGTTTTCTTTGTTTGATATAACAAAATGTAAATGTCTAAAAAAAGTTTTCATTTTAGAATTTTTTTTTTGTTGTGTTTTATACGGTTGAGGACATAAAAATTTAAAAGTAGCAAATCCATTTTTATCAATTTTTACTATACCATTATTTTCGAATTTACTGTATGCCTTTTTTGCATCTAATATTAACGGAGATAATGTTGTTTTTGGTATAGAAGCCCAATATAAAATTAAATGTCCTTTGTATTGTTTACCTATATATAATTTTAAAACAGTATCATATTTTTTTGGAAATCTAGTTGAAAAATTAGTATTTTTTAATATAAAATTCTCAACGTAATTTTCTTCTGACAACCAATAAGGTTTTAAATTATCCATTGATTTAACATACTTATCAATACTGAAATCATAGCAACTTGCACATAATTTATCACTCATATATTATTTAACTATTATTTTTATTCTTCCAAATATAATTTATCAATAAATTTATTAATGCGAGTAAAATCCAACTTAGAAATTTCGTAATTTTCCAAGTTTTCTAAAATAACACTTTCACTTTCATTTTTATCTCTTAATTTTAAAAAATATAAAATCATATCTTTTTTATCTAAGTCTAATGATTTACATATTTGTTGTAAAAATAAAGAATTATTATATTCGGTAGAATATTTTGTTAGTACTTTTGTAAATCGTATATCTTTGAATTTGTGCTTATCCATTATTAATGTCTTATGTAAAATAAAATTATTTTTCATTGTTTTAATCAATGATGTCATTTCATTTAGTTGCCAAATTTGTTTTTGAAATGTTATTCTATCTACATAATCAGAAAAGCAAATATTATCTAGCACTTTTCTGTAAAACGGTATTATTTTAGATACTTCATATTTCGGAAAAATATCAATAATATTTTCATGCCATAATAAACCAATAATTGTTCTATCTGTTTCATTTATAATCGATAAATGTTGTTCAATATTAAAATTATTTTTAAACAATTTTATTAACATATCTTTTGTATCTTCGTTCATATATTTATTTGGATGACATGAATATAATACTTGAATAAATAAAGCTTCACTTTTAAAGTATATATCATATAACTGTTTCAATCTACGTATATCACCTTGAACATAATTACAAATTTTATCTATATGTTCTTTATTTTTAGTAATATTTTCTGAAAATAACTGAATTATAATATTTTCAATTTGATTAGTTGTTGGAACATCTAACATATATGAATTACAAACTTTTAACATTTCTTTTATTTTCTTATCTGTATGATGATTTCCAATACAAATTATTGGATTATTTGTTATTTCTTCAAGCTTTTGTTTTTTTGTTTTTTTAGGCCTAATTAATTTTATTAATGCATTTATTCCTCCTTTATCACCATTATTCATACCATCTATTTCATCCATTACAATTACTATTTGTTTATTTTTCTTATGAAACATATCTATAATATTCCTATCTGACATATTATTTTTAGTAATAGTATCAATTACAGATTTATTTCTAACGTCACTTGCATTATAATAAATAATATCATAATTTGCTTCTTTTATAACTTCTTTAATAAAATGTGTTTTACCAGTACCTGGTTCACCAAATACATAAATACCTCTTTTTTGTGTTATATCATGTCTCGTATTATTAAAATTTTTTAAAAAATTAATTATTTCTTGTTTTATTTTATCTCTATTCAATATTTTATCAATATTTAAATTTTCCATATTACTAATAATACAATATAATTTTTATGTTGATTTTACGGTTGATAATAAATATTTACATTTTCCCGAATTATAAAAATGAATTAAAAAATTAATGTAATCCTTGTATTTTTTAAAAACTTGATTTTTATATTTAATATTTTTTTTATTATTGTTAATGATGTAATTAATTGAATATTCTAATAAAAATCTATAATCATTTCTTAAAATCCATCTTATATAATTTTCCCTTCTATTTAATGATATTCTCTCTATACCTGAATAATTAACATATATATCTTTACAAACTAAATGTTTCTTTCTTTCTAAGAAAGAAAAACTTACTTCATCTAGATACGAACAAATAATATCAATTAACTCTGGAGAGAAAGGTGTTATATAATAAAAAATATTCATTATATAATACAAATACATTTAATCTTCTTCACTATCACTATCGTTACATATATTAGAATTATTAGTAATACCGTCCCATGTTAAATTGCAGTTATTCGCCCATTTATATTTTCTACAATCACCATTTGAACCAGTCCAAATATCAGTAGAAAAATCCATTGTTTTTTCACAAGTACTTTTACCTAAATTGTGAACATTAAAACATTTTACACTCTCTCCATCTTTATCCATTCTATCAATCCAATAATCAGGACATTCCGCAACTATTGGTGGCCATTGTTCATCACTTCCTCCTGTATACAATAATATTCCTACAAGTAATATTGCAAATATTAATAATCCAATTGCAGTTCCAACTACTTTTTTTTTAAAATCTGCCATATACTTTAATTGTATATTTTTTTTTATAAAGTTAAAGTATATGGAAAATATAGATAAAACTTTATACAATGGAAGAGTAAATTTAATTCAAACTGATACAAAAAATCAATTCGCTCTTTATGATAAAATACCAGTAAAAGTTGATGCATTTACTGATGCATTAAATGGAAATATTTATAATACTGCTTTATCTGATTCTTTTTTTTGTAAACAAAATATTCAATCTATACAAGACCAAATTAGGTTCGCAATTTATAATGTTTCACAAAAACAATTTATTATTGATGAACAAGATTTTGATGCTCTAAAAATTATTATGAGAAGTATTTTTTTACAAAACTCTCTTAATTTGAAATGTAATATTAAGGGACAAATAAAAACGTTGAATCAACTTGTATTAAATTATTGTGTTCCACAAATATACGGTGAATTAAAAGGATATATTAAATTTAAAGAAGATATTAGTACACTCGCTACTCCTATGGCAAGACCTACTATGACAAAGCAAAGTAAACAACTTCTTATGAAACCATGGTTTTAAATATAATTAATATATAAAACTAAAAATTATATATTAATTTGGCTTGATATTATAGTTATTTTCTAGTTGAAAATTATAATAAAATCTCTATATATGAATTTACCCAAAGAGATTGTTTTAAATATTTTATCATTTATTGATCATAATACAGTTAAAAAAATAGATATGCCATATTCTTATTATAAAGAATATTTAATCAATCGCTGTAAATATTCTAAATTAGAAAAATGGTTCACCGGTGTTTACAATAATCTATATGATAAATGTTTTACTTGTAATAAAGAATTAGATAGTAATTTATATGTAACAATTATTTGTATGAACTGTGAAATATTATTAGATGAATATTGTACATATCCAAGTGTGTGTATTGATTGTACAAATTATAAAAAAATTTCTAGAGGTAAAATTTTTACAGCTGTTTGTCCTGGATGTGATAGTAGTCGTATGAATATTGCAATTACTTCTTTTTCTTAATCATTTTTTTCTTATTACTTGTGTTTGTTAATTCATTCTCATAAATTTTTTTACGCTCATGTATATAATTTTCATATTCATTTTCAAATTTATCGATATCACTCAACCATAATTGTTCAATTGTTGTCGAATGCAAATCATTATATTTTAATTCTGTTTCATTTAATGATTTAGTTATTTTATCTACATTCTCTTCACTTACGCTATCCATGCTCATTTTCAATAAATATTTATATTCAGAATCATCATTTACTATATCATATCCTTTTTCACTTAGCATAGATAATATGACAGTCTTTGATTTTTTACGTAAATCAATTGTTTCATCTAATATTTCTTGAATATATCTTTGTTTATTTTTCATTACTGTTAATTCTTTCTGCAGGGCATCTAATTGATATTTTTTTCTATCATCATATAGTTTCAAACGTGGTTCAAAATAATCATCAATAATTTCAGAAACATTAGAATATTTTTTTAAACATTCATCACTATCAAACATATGCATATTTGATGTGCTTAAAGTCGTATACAATTTTAATATTTTTTCTAACCCATTACAATCATATTCTACTGTATTTGTTTCTAATACTTGTGCAAGATTCTCATGAAATGTAATGACTATATCTACATTAGTTGATTTACTCATATCATCATATTCTTTTACAATTGGATTTATTTTTTTTCCCTTCTTATCTACTGTTTCCATAAGGGTTTCCAAATACTGTTTATAATCATCTGTCCATGTTCCAATCGGTAATTCTGTTACTCTAACACGTTTGTCCGGCATCATCATATATTTTCCAGTAATTAAATATTTATTTTCTTCCATTTTGTGTACACGTCCTTTGAATCCTTCAAAATATGGATTAAATACAATATTATTTTCAACTTTATTTAATTTATTTTTTAAATATTCTACTATTTTTGGAACATGATATGGAAGTATTTCTGTACTAAATCCAGTACCAATTCCTTTTGAACCATTCACTAATACCATCGGAATAATTGGTGCATAATATATTGGTTCAACTGGTGTACCATCATCATCGAGATATCTTAATACATTATCATCTGGTTGTGGAAATATTGTTCTTGTAATTTTATTTAATTGAGTATAAATATATCTTTCCGATGCACTATCCTTTCCTCCTTGCAATCTTGTGCCGAATTGACCATTTGGATCAAATAGATTAATATTATTAGAACCAACATAATTTTGTGCAAGTCCAACAATTGCAGCATTTAAACTTGCTTCACCATGATGATAACCAGAATGTTCAGAAACATATCCAGAAAATTGCGCAACTTTAATTTCACTTGTTAAATTTTTTTTAAATGCGGAATACAAAATTTTGCGTAAACTTATTTTTAATCCATCCATAATATTAGGAATCGATCGATCACAATCATATTTTGAAAAATGTATCATTTCTCTATCAATAAAATCATTATATGTTACACTACTTTTGGCTGTATCTAAATATAAATCTCTATTGTAACTTGATAACCACTCTTTTCGGTCATCTGCTCGTTTTTTATTAAAAACTTTATCAATTGCATTATCACATATTGTTCCACTATAATCAAATGTAACAACTTTTTTATTTTCAAAATATTCTTTAAATTCACTTCCAGTACTAGTTCCAAGACCCTTGTAATATTTAATTTTCCATCCATTTGTATTATTATTTTGTTTCCATAAATTATATTCTCCGTCATTGTAAAATAATAATGTTTCACTTCCCTTTTTTGCTTTAAGAATTGGTGTGTTCATAAATCCAATAAAATTCGGTATTTTAGATAAACTATTCCACTCTGATTGAAATAGATTAATACACAATCCTTTAATATGACTACCGTCTAAATCCTGGTCAGTCATAAATAATACTCGTCCATATCTCAATGACTTTTTAATATTTTCTTCAGTATATTCTTTTTTAGCTTCTAGTCCTAATATTTTTTTTATTTCAACAATTTCCTTATTTTCCATAATTTTTTTATTTGGTTCACCTCGAACATTTAATATTTTACCTTTCATTGGGTATATTCCAATTATATTTCTATCTTCTGATGATAATCCGGATACAATACCAGCCTTTGCTGAATCTCCCTCACAAAATATAATGGTGCATTCATTTGAATGTGAAGTTCCAGCCCAATTTGCATCAATTAATTTTGGAATTCCTTTAATGACTCTTGTCTTTGAACCATCGCTTTTTTTTGCTACACGATTTTCTTTAACTTCAGTTAAAGCACATGCACTTTCCATTACACCCATTTTTGCTAATTTTTCAATAAACTTATCGCTGACAATACAAGATGACCCAAATTTACTCATAGGAGTATTCATATAATCTTTTGTTTGACTATCAAATGCTGGATTTTCAATGTCACATCTTAGAAACAAGAACAATTGTTCTTTTACAGAGTTGGCGTTTACTGTAACTTTTTTCTTTTTTTCAATAAATGTAATCATCTTTTTAGTTATTTGATTTAATACATAATCTACATGCTTACCACCCTTTAATGTGTGAATTCCATTGACAAATGATACTTGTTGAAATTCATGCGATGGAGATAATGCTACACAATATTCCCATCTATCATTTGGATTTTCATGAACACGCACTGAATCATTTTTAGTGCCTATATATAAATCTATGTATTGTTCAAATGTCTTTACTGGAACTAGTTCATTATTAAATTTAACTTTGACATTTTTAGGAGTAATAGCAGAAATATCATATACACGTTTTTTAAATAATTGTCTCATATCATCATTCAACATATTTAGTCCAAATCTTATATAATCTGGTTTGAATGATACTTTTGTATAAGGTTTTGATGAACATTTTGTTATTACTGGTGTTCCAATATTATCCAAATTATTTGAAAAATTCTGTACGTATTTTAATTTTCTGACATGGTCTACTGTTTCAATTGCACCAGATACGGACCAAATTAATACTAGCTTAAATCCAAAACCATTCTTACCTCCAACAATTTTTTTTTCATCTTTATTGTAATTTGTTGATGTTCTTAAATGTCCAAATATCATTTCAGGTATCCAAATATCATATTCTGGATGTTTTTCAATATCTATACCGTTACCATTATTTAACATATGAATAGTACCATCTTCATCAACATTAATTTCTATTTTATCAACTTGATATGCATTTCCACTTGTCTTTTGTTGTAACATTCTAATTACATGATCACGACAATTAACAATACCTTCATCAAATAATTTATATAATCCTGGTATATAATTTATATTTTTAGTAATAATTCTGTTTTCATTAAACAACCATATATTTGAATCTACATTTTCTACAGAACCAATATAAGTATCTGGATTATCAAGTATATGTTCTTTATCTGTTTTCTTTTGGTATTGCTTTGATAGGTTGGAAACTTCCATCTTGTTATTGATTTCTTTCATATAATTCTTTTAATTCAATTTTCTAATTTATTTTTATAATATATATTATGAGTGAACGTTTTTTAAGAAGAAAGAATAATTCAAATTGTAAGGATTATTGTCCAATTGCTCCAGTATTTAAAAATACAGAACATACAATAGTTCAATCAAATGCTATTCGTTTATCAAAATTAATACTAAACAACAAAAAAAAACCTGAAATAGTATATTCAACTGTAAATCGTTTCGGTGGTAGAGGAGGTAATTATGGAGGATTTAGAGGAATACCCAGAAATTCAATGGCATAAAAATAATTTTCTTTGAATACTATATAATGGGACATAGTAAACATTCTGACGGATTATATCACATTAAGGGAAAAAAATATCCTGTATTAGTTGGTAGTCGCCGTATGGTTTTTAATGGTACAGCATTTAAAACACCAGGAGGACTTACAAAAGATAAATTATTAATGAATAAACATGGTCGTATTGTAAGTAAAAGTAAACATTCTACAGCTAAAAAAGAAAAACGCTTAGAAAAAGCTGGTTTTAAACCTAAAAAAGGCACATTCAAAGCATTTAAAAAAAGTGATGCTAAAAAAACACGTAGAAGAAAATCAAAGAAAGGAGGTGCTGGCGTAGAAAACGGTGCTAAATACATCTATGGCTTCTAAAAATAATGTCAAATTGCATGCATCACGAGCTGCGACACTAGTTATCAAAGAATGTAAATAATATATAATTAAATTAAAAATTGATTTATAGATTACATTTTTTTATCTATAAATCAATATGTCTGTTTTAAATAACTTTTTACACTACTGGAATACCGAAGCAGTTAAAAAAACTATTTTGGATGAAGAATATGAACATATGAAAAAATATGGATTTAATGATATGTACATTGCAAACGAACTTAATTATGGGTATTTATTCGAGTACTGCAAGAGTGTATCAAATAAAATTAATAAATATTTACTTTTTATTCATAATAAAAATACTATTAATTTACTATTTACTGATTACTCTATTCGTATTTCATGTCCAAAATCATTTATAAATAATATACCATTCTTTAAAAATATATTATCAGGTGAATGGAATCAAGATAATATATTTACTTCAAAATATTATGATGATGATAATAATGAAGTTGAAGGAGCACTAAATATTGTACTAGAAGATATAACTCTTGATTGTATATTATTTGAAAAACCTTATGAATATAAATATATAGATTATGATTCAAAATGGCCTAACGGCTATAAATTTTTAAATATTAAATTAGATAATTTTGCAACAGCTTTATTACATTCAAATAAAGTTATTTATGAAAGAAATACAATAGGTAAAATTTTTAGAACTTATGCAGATGAATATGATTATTAACACTAATTATAAAGTATTTAAATAAATAAGACCAATAAAATTATATTTATGGAATCGTGTGTAGAAAGTAGTCAAAATAATATTGTCATTGACGAAATATTAGATTTTACCAAGAAAAAATTAGAAATATATTTAAGTGCTAATCATAGATATAAAGAAAATTATGATAATTTGAAGAATGAAATTTTTCAATTGTCAGTAGTGCGTGATTTATATAGTGAAAATAAATCTTTAAAGATGCTTGCAAATATAGAAATGATATCAACATTAGTTGATGAAAACAATAAATTAAAAGAACAACTAAAAAAGTATAATATACGTAATGAATCTGAATTGGAAAGAATTAAACTTATAATAAAAGAAAAAGAAAACTCAAGTCCATCTATTGCAAGAAATATTGAATTATTAAAAAATAAAAATAATATTCAGTCTACTGAACGTATTTATACAGATGATGGAGAAACTGTTTTTACAAAAGGTGTTCAAGAAGAACATATAGAAAATGATGAGGAAAATGAGGAAAATGAGGAAGAAGAAGATGAGGAAGAAGATGAGGAAGATGAGGAAGAAGATGAGAAAAAAGAAATAAAAGAACTTTATATTGTTAAAGCTATGCGAGGAACACAAAGCGATGGATATAGTGCTAAAATGATAGAAACATTTACATCAAGACAAGAAGCAGACAAATTCTATAATTCAATTGATTTAACTGAATTTTATGCAGGTCGTGAAATGGAATATTGTTCATGTATAGAAGAAATAAAACAGAAAAGTGGTGATATGATTAAGAGCGAATATGTTGAAGAACACGAAGAAGATGAAGAGGATGAAGAGGAAATTAATGAAATACCTAAAGATTTTATAACAAAAACTATTGAAAATAAGTCTCTTACACAAGAAGAATTTAATAGTCTAACTCCTTTGGTTAAAAAATTATGGAACGATAATAATAATAATAAATTCAAAGAAGTTAATGAAAAAGAGCTAGAAGAAGATGACGAAGATGAAGAAGAAGAAGTCGATGAAGATGAAAAAGAAGAAGAGGTCGATGAGGATGAAGAAGAAG